CATCTCACGCGCCAGTCTGAGGGCAAAGTTCAGCTCGCCGTCGAAGACTTTCCCGCAGAAAAATCATCATCAGTCAGCGTGTTATTTTTCGCCACTTCGGTGCTGTCAGTATTCGCATGAACAGCCCCGCTCATCCCGGACAGACGTAACACCACCTCTTCCGCCCGGGCAATGGCATCAGCCGGCCAGGTCGTCAGCACATCCTGTTCGATCTGCATCACGGCCTCATTCATTGACAGCAGCTGCACTTTCTCCGGATGGTTATGCCACAGGGACATCGCCACCAGAAACGCGCCGGTTCTGACAAGATCTTCCACACTCACCTGCAGGTTGCCGCTGGCTTCAGCCTCTTCTGCCCGCCGTTTCAGCAGGGCAAGATGCTCGATACGCTGCAGCGCAGACAGCTCCGAAAGCGTGACAGACACACCGTTATATTCAAATTGTTCTGTTTTAAGAAACATGCGTGTTCTCCTAAACACCCGTTACGCGGCAGGGACATTAACGGTTACTGTCGCCAGAGCGACAAAATTACCGTTATCACTCATGACCACGACCGACGTTGTTCCTTTCTCAAGTGCGTTTACCGTCACTGTGTTCTCCTTCAACGTGGCTGTGGCCACCGCACGATGCACGGTCGACACCCTTAATGAAGGATCAGACGCATTATCCGGCAACACAGCCACAGTAAGTGTGCCTGCCTTCCCTTTTTCTAGGGTCAGGGTTTCCGGTTTAATGGTCACACCGGAAACCGGCGTAATTTTAGTGAGATTTTCCGCCATCGACGGGCGTCCCACATTGGTAACTTTCACCGTTCTGGTGATCACTTCCTTCGCCGTCACGGCCTTACCGATACTGCTGACCCAGCCACTGAACACATCCACCGTACCATTCGGGAACCGGATTTTATAGGCCCTGACATCCCCGCTTTCAAACCATGCGATAAGCCCTTTCTGGCCTTCCTCACCCGGTTTCCAGGCCAGCGTAAAACTGGTATCACCTGCAGATTTCTGTCCCTGCCCGGTCGAGGTCCAGTCCGCGTCTTCATCATCCAGGTAGTTATCATCGTAGGATTCTGCCGTCATCTCGCCCGGCGTCAGATCCTTCACCTTAGCCAGTCGCTGCCAGTCATCGTCTGACAACGGGTTTGCATAAGCATCACCCTTGCCGTTGTAAACCCACAGAGTGGTACCGGCACCTTTTACCGGCTCAAGGGGATTTGGTGTTGCCATATCGTCCTCACATCTCGTATGTAATGGAATAAGTCAGATCTGCAGAACTCCATAACGCCATATCGTCATCACGACGATACTCATAGCCCTGCGTAACCATCGTGGTAATCAGTCCTGCCAGTGCCGGGATCGCGGTCATCGCCGGGTAAATCCGGCTTTCCATCCACTGATCGAGCTCTGAATCCGGTACCTGTGCCGGTAAAAACACCTCAATATGCAGTGTGGCCCGCCAGGTATCTGCATCCAGCTCTTCACCGGTATACTCTGCATCCGTCAGATAAACCGCGATCGCAGGAAAATCCTCTTCGTCAAAAACAACGGGGCGACCATCAAACAGCGTCGCCCCGTGTTCATGCTGCTCGAGTGCATCCAGCACTGCGGCACGAATGTCAGTGTGTTTCATCGTTTTATTGCAATCCTCAGTTGTTGTTTCAGCGCGTATGCCAGTTCTTTAGGCAGGCGTTCACGCCGGATACGGTCAACATTCTCATCAAATGCCTGTTTCAGTGGGGCCGCCATCGGGATTTTCACCACATCAATGGGGTAACGGTTTTTCCCGGCCACACGCTGCATGACATGCCAGCGACCATTTTTTAATCGCTGAATAAATGCCCGCTGATACCGATGCTGACCGGCTTTAAGTATGCTGTTCGGGCGACGCCCCAGCATCCTGATCCCCAGCTTAATCACAGGGAGATCACCGCGGTTAACGATAATTCTGGCATTCGGATTTCTGACCGTCGCCCGTTTCAGTCTGGACCGTTCCTTTACCAGTTTCCGTCTCACCCTGGTTTCCCGGGCAACCTGTGACGAAGACTGATTAATCGCCGTTGTGGCCACGCGGTTAATCGTCATTGCTGAAGCCGCCGGAATGGCGTTTTTACGAACCCGGCTCAGATTATCAATCGCCTGATCAAGCCCTTTTATCGCCATAATTTCACCCTGCGTTTATCGTCGCCGGTTAACAGCGGGTGGTTGCCCACGGTTGAGCCAGAGATAACAGCTTCCCCCGTCATCCGGAGAAACACGATCCACCCAGAACATCTCGCCGTTAATGGTCAGCGTGTCACCACGCCGCACGGCACGCACCGTATCCGTCCGCACAAATAATGACGGGCTGCTTCCTTCAATACGGACCCCGCCACCGGCAAAACCCAGCGACTCCGGATCGTCAAAAACCCCCTGAACTTCGCCGCCACGTTGTGCTCCGGAGGTGAACTGCGCACGGATCCCCATCACTTCAACGATCGTACTGTCCACCCCGGCGAGGGCAGCATCAAAGGCATTCTGAAAATCACGCATATTCAGCCGTTCCGTGCTGTATCATGGCCGTTGCCAGTGATGATGGCACCAGAACACGCATACCCCGTAACGCCAGCTCAACGGGACGACCTGTCTCCGGGCAATACCCCATTACTTGCAGGCACTTCCGTACCCGGACGGCTTTAACATCATCCGGAGCATCCGTGTTGTTCAACTGCTCACCATCGTCTGTGTGATTTTGATCAGCCCCGCTCTCATCAGAGTGCATAATGCCCTCCGGGGAAACAGCAAGCTCCTCTTCCCACTCAGACACACGTTGAGCAATATCCGCAGCACTCCCCGACATATCCGCCTCGCGCCCCAGCAGGCCAGCCAGTTGACGAAGACGATTCAGATTTTCTTCTTTTGTTGCCATCTCAGCCTCCTGTGAAAAAAGACACGGGGGCATTTCGCCCCCGCTCACGGATTATTTCACCTGTACCACCACAAACTCATCCGGATCCGGCAGCACCATCAGCGGAGCGGACTGCGTCATGGTGAATTCACGGGCCGGATCGCCCACAGTCAGCCAGTGTTTCGGATAACGGGAAGAGGCCACCACACCTTCGGACAACGCCTGCGCATCCTGAATGGCACCATAGCAACGAATGCCCTCTGCTGCCGTATTCCCCAGGACCAGTGTGCCCTCCGGCAGATAACGTTTTTCAGTACCGTCCTCTGCCACATAAGACGTTTTCGCCACCACAATGGCCAGATCGCCGTAATACCCCTTGAAGGACACCACCGCCCCCAGGTCTTTCACTGCCGTTTCGAGTTGTGAATTTGAGCCGCGACGGGTATCCAGTTTTTCGCGGAACAGCTTAAAGCCATTCAGCAGACGCCAGACCGTACCGTCCATAATGGCGATATTCACAAGGCCGCTGGCCTGATCGCAGTAGAGGTCAATATCATGCGTCGGATCAAACGTATCACGGTCCTGCTCAGACCATTTTTTACCGTCAGCCTGCTCAATGTTATTTCCTTCAGAGCGCCCGAAATCCACCTCGACAGTATCAAACTGATCCCCTTCCATGGTGTATTTGCCATACAGCACGGCATTCACCGCCTGCATTTCTTCCACCTGGACAATGGCGTGCTCTTCCTGTTTGAGGTTATCGGTAATGATACGCAGACGACGGTAGGCCGGGTCATTCAGCTGAGCCGGATCTTCACCAGGAAGGCGCTCAACCGCCTGCTGGTAATTAAATTCGTGTTTGGGCTTGACGTAGCCCGGACGTAACACGCGGGTTTCACCACCGCGATGGCGAAGCACTTTTCCTTCAACGATCGGGGAGACATAGGCCGCCACCGGCGTTTTTCCGGTAATTTTGTCCAGCATCACCTCTTCGGTGTGGAAATTCACCGTACGGCGGAAAAACAGCTCCAGAAACAGCGCACGGAATTTCACTTTTTGTTCGGTATAACCGAGTAACTGGCGGGTCGTAAACAATCCCATAAATCAGTTCCTTTCATTCAGAAATCAGTCAGGCCACCATGGTGGCCTGATAACGTGTTACGGCAGAGCCGCGTGACTCAGGGCTGTACCGGCAAAGGCATTTGCCTTTTTGTGTTCATCCACACTGTCAGGCCAGCGGATTGCCTCCGTCGCAAAGGTCCCCGACTTGTAATACGTCAGCACCGTCTCTGTGCCTTCAAGCGGCAGTACCAGTATGCCAGCCGCACTACCGGCTTTCTGTCCGTCCCAGACCACCAGTTTCCCGCTGGCTTCATCCAGCATCAGGGGCGTCAGTGCCGGTGTTGCCTGAGAAATCCCGCTGCTGCCTGTGGCGGTATGAGCCGGATCATTACCGGCAAAAATACGTACTTCTGCACGTTGTTCAGTGATGGTTTTCGTTACCATATTGTAAAAACCTCATATTGATGGTCAGCACTGACTTCATGGCATGGCCATGAGCATTTTCACGTCCGCATCACCGTCTGCCGACGTCTGTGACACGCCACCCTGCACGGCTGCCGGTGAATGGTTCGCCATGATGCGTTCAAACATGGCGGTTGTGGATGCAGAAACCGGTTCTGCTTTATCCGGCGATGAGGAGAGAATGTCGCGGGCAGCCTCCACCGTCATTCCGGGAAACGCCGCCAGTTTTTCAGCCTGCGCCTCAGCCCCTTTTGCCTCATCCAGAGCCATAATCTGATCACGGAGTGAGGGTCCGGCATCCGCCTGCGGTGAAGCCGCCAGGATCGGGCGGGCTTTTTCCACCGTCATATCCGGCATCGCCGCCAGCGTTGCCGCCAGTTGTTCACGACCTTTAGCCTCTTCACACGCCATAATGCGATCGGCTTCACTCTGCGTGGATGCCACCGGCTGCTGTGGTGCTGCCGCGGTCAGAATCGCCCGGGCCTGTTCAACGCTCATGCCCTGTTGTCCTGCCAGCATCGTGGCAAGCTGTTCACGTCCCTTCGCTTCCTGACACGTCAGGATCCCCATCACTCGCTGGTTCTCCTGCGCGGCAGCTTCCGTTGCAGTTAATTGCGGCATAGTGCCTCCTGTATCATGAGTGTTCAGCGCCGCAACCATCACACTGATGGCATCCGACGCATTGATTAATTCATCCGCCAGCCCGGCCTCAATGCCGGACTGACCTTCAAAAACGGCGGCCTCTGTTCCCGTGACTGCATCAACAGACAGACCGGTATACATCGCCACTTTTTCGGCAAACATCCGGCGCGCCGCATCAATCCGCTGCTGCATGTCCTGGCGAACCTCTTCCGGCAACGCTTCAAACTGATTGCCATCCACCTTGTGCGCCCCTGAGTAAATCAGCGTGATATCCACACCGGCCTGCGCCAGATGACCGGCATAGCTGACATGGCTCATCATCACGCCAATGGAGCCGATACGGGATGTCTGGGTAACCAGCCGTCGGGAGCAGGCCGACGCCAGCAGCATGGCTGCAGAACAGGCCGTGTCATTGCACAGTGCCCAGACCGGCTTCTGCTGACTAAGTCGGTAAATCATGTCAGCACAGTCAAACGCACCGGCGGCCTGCCCGCCCGGACTGTCAATGTCCAGCAGTACACCCCGCACCTGGCTATCCGCCATTGCCTGCTGAAGACAGGCGACAATGCCGTCATAGCCTGTCATTCCGGAAAATGGCCGCATACCCCCCAGCCGGTGCACCAGCGTGCCTGTCACCGGCAGTACAGCAATACCGTTCACCACCCGGTAAACACGGGCCGGTCGTTTACCTCCGGCCATGTACTCGTCCGTTTCAGCCAGCATTCCGGGAGCATCAAGCTGTACCTGCTGTTGTGGTACCGAAAGCCTTGCTGCCCCCATCTCGCGCCCGAGCGCGCAAAAGAAAACCCGCGCATAGGCGGGCTCCAGAAGCAGCGGTTCATTGAATGCTGCTGCAATAATGTGTGAAAGATTACGTCTCACGTGGTGTTGTCTCCTCTTCCGGCCTGCGACTCTCCGCTATCTGCTGCTGATACGCCTGCGCTATCCACACCGGACGTGAGAGTCCGGCTTTTTCCCGCTCTGCAGATTCCCTGACCTGCTGGCGGAAAATGTCCTGATAATCCTCGCCCATCAGCGCCAGCTCTTTCTCATACGTGCTCAGTCCGGAATCAATACGCATCACCGATTCCTGAACCTCCTTGAGCCCGTCAATGGCCATTCTTCCGGCACCAATCCACTCAGCCCGTGACCAGGCTGAACGCGCCTGATAAAAATCAAAACGTGCCCGTGGCGGACGAATAATCCCCCGAAGAAGTGCCTCTTCCAGCCAGCAGGAAAACATCTGCGTGGCCAGCCGGGACGCAATAAATTTTCGCCGCCCCATAAAATAGCGCCACGACTCATTGGCGGATGCGCGGGCACTTGAATAACTGACCTTCGAGTAATCACGGGACAACTGTTCGTAGGAAACGCCAAGACCGGCAGCGATATACCGCAGCAGCGCCTGTTCAAGCGCCGAAAATCCATTGTCTGAATCCTGCGCGGTCTGAAGTTTCAGATCATCACCGGGGAAAAGGTGCGGAATTTTGACACCGCCCAGCGTCACGCTATTCGTGTCATACCAGGTGGAGAACTTATCCAGAATATTAATAAGCGGATTATCCTTCTGCCCCTGCGGCGCACCGGCGATATATTCAAAGGCCTTTTCGGTATCAAGGTCACTTTCAATCGTCGCTGCATACATCGCCTTCACTATGGCCGACTGAAGCTGTGTTGCCTGCAGGGAATCCAGCATCTTCAGCCGTTCCATAACGCTGTAAAACTGATTGGCTCCACGGGTCTGCCCGTCCTCCACCGGCTCGAAAATATGCAGCATGGCCGGACGCCCGGTGGGAAGTTCACGCGGGATCCGTTCCCATCGTCCACTCCCAGAGAACGGAAAATCATCCTCACAGATATGGTACGCAACGGCACGACCATATCGATCGACCTCCACACCGGCCCGCAGAAAACGGTTCCCCATACCGTGTCCTGGCGTGTCCACCCGTTTCGGACTCACGGCTTTAAAACGCGTACGAAACAGTTGCGTGCTCTCCGTATCCCAGACCGGCTGCACAAAGATTTCGCCGTTAAACGCATGAACGCCCACACCTTCACGGATAAATTCCGTAAACGTGCGTTTCCCTTCCACGTCGATCTCGCCAAACATCCCTTCGGCGTATTCCGACCAGGCCGCCTCCACCTCATCGACAAAACTTTTTGCCGCAGTCTCCCGCATCCCCAGCCAGCGCCAGTTCGGACGGTAGCTGATCAGAAACATATGCCCGACAATATGATCCTTATGCAGGGCCACCGCATTAGCCGCTATCCCGTTATTGCGCACCAGATCATCTGCCCGGGCATTCCCCAGACGCAACGCAGGCAGCAGGGCTGCATCGGCACTCTGCGCCGGTGGCAACCACTCCGCCATTTGCCCGCCAAATCCTGCGCCGCCCCCGTTGTAGCTGAGACTCTCACGAAGCGGAACGCCGTTCACATCAATCAGGACAGGCGTTCGTTTCATAACCTCACTCCCAGCGGACGACGGCGACGTCGGGTTGTCCCCAGTACCGACTCCGCATCATTGATCGCCCGGTTAAGCTCATCCAGAGAAGCCTCCGTATATTCAATTCTGCGACCATCTTTCTGGACAGACACCACCCGTTTACCGGTTAATAAATCAAGGCGCGCCTGACGCAGCGCCTGCAGTTCAGCGACTGTAACCATTCACTCCTCCGGACAGCTTCGCTGCCAGTTCTTTAAGGGTTGGCCGGGTCGTCTCTTCTTCCCGGGATTTTGCCAGTACAGCCAGATCAAGCTGCCAGCGTTGCACGGACACACGTAATGCCGCATAGGCATACACCAGGCAGTCCAGCGCTTCGTTACGCCGCTTTTTGTTATCCCACAGCAGACGCATCTTTCCTTTTTCCCACTTCTCCACAAGCTCTTCCGCGACCAGTTGCTGCGCCTCTGTCTGCGAAAAAATCTCCGGATCATCAGGAAAACGGATGGCATACGACGTGGCTTCATCCGCAGGAGTGGGATCGGCTTTCATACGGGCATAGAGAATTTCTTTTGCGGTGTCCGTCCCCACTTCACACAGATACACGCCCCGCTGATTGCGGGTTTTCGGCATGGTGATCACCGGCTTGCCATAGACAGATGCGCCTTTTACCGGCAGCACCCGGAAAACACCGTGTTTTTTTGACCTCTGATAGACAATTTCACCATCGATCCCCCCGGTGTCCCAGCAGACACGGGAAATGGTCATTTCGGTTCCGTCTGCATGGCGGTATTTTTTGTTGATCGCCGCATCCACACGTAACAGCGTCTCTTCCTCATCGGGACGGCCCATAATGATGATTTTATCCACCAGAAAGGCTTCCTCTCCCGGAGCCCATCCCCAGACATACATCTCAAAACGGTTTCGCTGCGAGTCAATGCCCGCCGTCAGATAAACCACCCGGGAAGGCACCGCAGCCGTGTAACGCACAACCTTATCCATCAGTACCTGGTGATCAAGTTTTTCGCCCACGGCCTCTTCCCAGGTCTCTCCCAGCGTGGTGTTCACAAAGGTTTTCAGGCCGTTGGGATCTTTCAGTGCATCCAGCCAGTCATAGACAATCTGTACCCAGGTGGTGAACGGACTGTACGCCGTCCAGATATGGAACGTGATGGAGCGCGGCGGCGGAATTTCATTACCCGCAGCGCTGAAAAACGTCAGACCGTCACGGGTCCACATGCCCGTGTTTTCACAGATCCACCGCCCGTTACTCTGGTCCAGTTCAGACTGATGGATCACGCAGCCATGATGTTCACAGAGGTAGAAAACGCTTTCGGGGCTGTCCTTCTCCCATTTAAGGCCAAAAGGCGTGGATTCATCGCCAAATTTCAGATACTGCTCCTCCCCACAGTGTGGGCAGGGCACATAAAAACGCATGAAATGCGCCGACTCGTTGGCCGCTTTTTCGATCTGGCAGGTGCCTTTGATTTTAGGCGTCGAGCCGCGAATGGATTTGGGCCATACAGAGCCCTCAATACGCTTATCTCCCAGCAGGGTTGGCGAGCCCTCTTTTTCGACATCCGGCTCGAACGAGGAAAGTTCGTCATAGCAGACCACATCCACGGATTTTTCACGGTAGTTTTTTGCTGCCGCACCACCCAGGCACCAGAAGCCCACCCCCGATGAAAAGCGTTTCAGCGTGAGAGTATTGTCACGATGTTTACGTCCCAGCCACGGGGAAAGATCTTTCAGGCATGGCACGTCCCGAATCGTCGCCTCCACGTGAGACTTCATAAAATCTTCAGCGGCAGAATCCGTGGGCTGAAAAAGCAGACTGTTTCGGGATTTATGCTCAATAAAATACCCGGCGACTCCCAGCAACATCTTTGTATAGCCAACACGGGCAGATTTAATCAGATTAACAGTCCGGATCTGATCATTCCCCATGCTGTTCATGATGGCGATCTGGAACGGCAGCGTTTTCCATTCTCCCTCACCATATGAAGATTCTTTAGGCAGATAATAATTTTGATCAGCCCATTCAACTGGCGTCACCGGCAATGCCCTTATCAGGGGCTGTAATGCTGTTGTGACAGCACTCATCATATTATTCAGTTGTTGCTCTGATATATTCATCGAGTAAATCCGGTAATTTATCCCCCGCCCGCGCACACTGATTTGCGCCCTTTGCAATAAGGGTTTTCAGATGGTCAAGATGGCGCGGTGTTAAATCAGGAAACTGTCGCTGCATGGATAAAGGGATGGAATCAAGCGTACTGGATAACGCCATTGCCAGCTTGCTGAGGGCAAAAATACAGAACCCGGTGTCAATAAGTTTTCCTTTTGACACCTCATTTTTTAACTGCTGTGTAACAGCCTGTTCTGCTGTCAGTTCCCATCTGGCAATAAGCAATTTCTCCTCATAGTCGTCTTCGCTATCGCCATCAGGCACATCGTTTTTACTTCTTCTCAGATACGATATGTAAAAATCGCGCCAGGCATCCAGATCCAGTTGCCCTCGCTTATTCGATATCGGGGCACCCGGCAATTTCTGCAATCTGCGAAGCTGGCGATCGGTCAGACTTAAATGCCTGGCAACTTCAGTCTGCGTAGCCACTCCTCACCTCGCAAAAACTCTCACCTCACAATCACAACAAAACCGGTCATGTCCGGTTTTAGTGTCTATTTTTTGCGCATGTCCGGTTCATGGAAAGCATGTTTTTATATTTTTCATATGGTTAACTTGCAGAGAAACCGGACATGGATCCCGGAAAATTTTCATAAATAGTGAAAATCCGCGAGGTCGCCGCCCCGTAACGGCCCGGATCGCCGGAAAGGACCCGAGAAAATGATAATGATTATCAGTTGCAACAAAATCCAGTTTCTTCCACCATCGCACCGGACGAGCGACCATGAGGGGACAACGCCACGCTCCGTTAACGCGGTAAACCCCGGTGTGTATCGTTTTTGATTATCCCCGCACACTCGCGCAGAGGAGTCTCCCGGTAGGGCTGCGGTCTCTGTTCATGTGGGAATACGGCGACGATACTGCGCAAAGACATGCTTCAGAAATACATAAGTAAACTAAAATATTGTATCTCTGTGGCTAATTACGTAAATTGGTGGCTTGGCCCCTTTAGCCACCGGCAAATCTTCAGCGGATTATCCTTGGCCGGTTTTTATCTGAGGCATTGCTCACGAATGTATAGCTGTGCCCCTTCCAGCTGCTTCTGCATTGTCATCAACCGTTCTCTGAGGATGAAATAATCCCGTTCAGCGGCGTCTGCCAGTCTGGGGCCGGTTGCATTATCCACGCCGGAGGTGGTGGGGGCTTCACGCACGGAGCCTGGACAGGTGGCGTTGATCCGCAGGCGCTTACGACCAGCGGCAACGTCAGCGCGAAGAGTTTCATTTTCAGCTCTCGCATCGGCTAATTCCCTCGAGTATTTTGCATCGAGCGCAGCAACATCGCGCTGGCGCACCTGCATATCAGTAATGGTTGCGTTCGCCAGCTTCAGTTCACTGGCTTTGTTATCGCGCTGCGCTTTGTAGGTAATCGCGTTATCACGGTAATGGTCTGTTGCCATCCACAGCGCTCCACAGGCCACCAGCAGAATAACGATAAACGCGGAAAGCATTCGGTTTATGTTCACCCCAGCAGCCCCGACGAAGACAACATCATCCAGGCCATGGAAAGAAAAAGAGCAACCAGCATTAGTGAAAATGAAATGCCGACAATTACACAGAGGATCTTCGCCAGCGTTATGAGTTTGTCTGACATGCTTAATCCTCCCTTCACGATTTCAACGCAATGACCAGTTTTGCCAGCCCATACAGCATCGGGGACACAGCAACACCGACCGCCACCCACTTAATGGCAAAAGCCAGTGCTCTGCTGATGTCATCAGTTACAGGCGCTTTCAGTTCAAGGCCGTTTTTCATAGTCAACCTCAACAGAATTCGTTTATACTTTTCCATGTTCTCCCTTGCCTTATCCAAGGTCAGAAACACAAAACCCCGCTTGCAGCCAACAAACGGGGTTTTTACTTTTATTCACTTAGGTTTTGCCAGTTCTCAGGATTTCGTGTTATCCGTCCGCATTAGCCAACGTCATTTTTCAACAAAATATTCTGCTTATTTGTCAATTCCCCAGCACGCCAGCGCGCTCTCCTGGTCACGCCGTGAGACCTGTCCATAGCAGTTATTTGAACGAATACGGCAGTCTCTGCCACCGTCCTTAATCCACCAGCGAATCGCCTCACATGCTCCCCTGCGATCGCCAGCATTAATTCGTCTGTAAAACGTCGACGGGAAACACTTACCGGGACCAATGTTGTACGGACAGAATGACGCGATCCCCGCTTTCTGGGGTTCGGTCAATGGCACTTTGATGTTTTTCTCCACCCATGCCAGCGCCTTATCACGCTCAATGGCGTTAACCCGGTCGCATTTTTCCTTCGACAACTTCATGCCCGGAACGACAGGTTTGCCATCCACCAGGATGGCACCGCGGCAGATGGTCCAGATACCCGCGCCATCACGGTATGCCGTGGTGTGGTTACCTTCCTTTTCATCCAGAAACTGGTCGAGAATGTCAGGCGCAGGCGCACCAGCGGCAATCAGCGCCAGAACGGCAGCCGACAGGCCGTATCTGATTTTTGCGTTCATGGATATTTATCAGGATTTATCGGTTTCTGAGCCCTGGATATGTTTATCAGTTCCAGCCTGTTGCCTCAGGCTGCTAACAGGTCAATACAATCATGAGGATTATTTATGGACAATAACACCATTTCTCTACAGGAGTTGCTCGACAGCATTTCCAGGCTTCGGGAAGACGTGAATACCCTTACCGTCGCCTTCTCATATCTGGCATTCTCAATTCCAAGGGAACAGATGCAATCAACGCTGGCATCAATCCAGTTTGAATCATGCAATCCCAAATGGTCTCAGGAACAACAAGACTCTTTCAGGCGGCTTGCTGTATTACTGGATGAAAAATATGCTGGTAAAATTACCATTTCGGCGGACTCTTCAGAGAACCCGTAATTATTCCCGGTAGTTTTCCTCTGTAGGTTATCAACACATCCTGCGCCTCTAAAATTACGGGGCGCTTTTCCGGCGACTGCTCATCCCCTTCACATAACCCGGCAGCAACATCCAGGAAGACCTGTCTGATGCTCCTTCTGGCTGCTGCCTCATAAAACTCCAGCGCGGCACCTTCAACACGGTCCAGCGAGATGTCCAGGTCAAAAATTTCACCGTCAAAGCGTTTTTTGTCCCGTAACGCTAAAGTTACCGTAACTTTATTCTCAAAATTGCGGATCCCTTTCACAATCAGTTTATAGTTTTGAGTCATTGAATTACTCTCCCCGTGCAGCCTTACGACGGTCCTCTCTGATTTTGAAATACAGGTTAGTCAGATATGTCAGCAGCCCAAACAGCAGACTCCCCAGCACGCCTATTGCCGCCCACTGAGACGGGGAAACCCTGTCCAGCAACTGCAGGAACCAGTAGCCCGTTCCCACCGCTGACGTGGTGTATGACACACCTGTTGTGATTTTTTCCATCTGGTACATACCCCGTCTCCCGTTATCTGGAAGCTGACAACAATAAAAAAAGCCACCAGTTAAGTACTGATGGCTCTGATAACTCATGCAGGCATCTCAGACGACCCACTGACACTACCGGTGAGTTTAACGATACCTTCCATTTGGCTGGCTCACTTTTTATGATGATGCCGGTGCATTTATCTCCAGCACCAGACTTTCTATCTCAACGCCATACGCTGCATTTTTGGTAATATCCGTCAGCGTCAGCGCATTCAGCCCCAGTGTCAGACTGTCTTTTATGACCTGGAATGCCGGGCCAGCCACTCCATTCAGTTTCGGAGTAACCGTGGCACTGCCGGCGGTGAACACCAGCTCCAGCGTCTGCCAGTCGTTACTGTAATTCCCGAACTCGCCCAACTTTGTGTTTCCTGCTTTCTTGTGATGCATCAGATTCAGTTTGCCGTCTGTGGTCTGGGTGAAGAACGACATCAGGAACGGGTTACCAGTCCCGGTCATCGCCACGACGTCAGGTAACGCTACATCGGTATACAGATAAATTCCCAGACCGAACTGATTGTTGGTCAGTGCGCCTGACAGTCGAAACTTACAGCTCAGTCTGCCACCCCGTGTCAGCAGGGAGACTGCGTCATCCACCGGGCGCGTCAGGGACCAGGCTTTATTGCTCTGCTTGGTGATCTTAAATACACCATCTGACAACTGAATTCCGCCATTCTTAATGCTCCAGCCCTGCGCAGCAGCGTCTCCGGCTGTCGGCAACAGGGAGATTGTGCGTATGGATGCATCTTCAGACGGCCCCGATGGCGTGTCGCCGCCGGGCGAGAGTTTGATTTCCGGTGCCTTACCACTAATGAAGGCTAAGGTGCGACCGGCTACGTTCAGAATAGCAGTTGCCATACGATCGGGAATAATGCCACGACGCGCCCATGAGCTGAAATGCGTCGGGCGATTTGATGATACCCAGTTTTTGTTCGTTCGGGATGCCGAACCGTAATAACCAGACCCGACAATATCAGGATCTTCTGACGGGTTGTTTGTCGGTGTATTAACTCCGCTACCATCGGTCATAAAGGGAACAAAATAAATCTGCTGGGATTCTTTACCTTTATATGCACCATATACCACTTCATATTGCGTACCGTGTTCTTGTTTCCACGCGTATGTCGTGTCGCCACAAATCCAGGGGACTGATGCCGGACTTCCACCGTGACACTGCGCTGCCAGCCCGGCAAGGTCAGCACGGAACTGCTGTACCATTGCAAGAAATGCTGCTGGCTGCTGGGCGTAACTGGCATTCGTCATATCGAATTCCCCCTGCATCCAGCATATCGCCAGCAAAACGTTTTTCGGGTTTTTCTGCAATGCTGCCTTCGTGCGGAAAAGCAGATCCTGATATAACGGCTTACCCACTCCCCAGCGAGCCGAATCCTGACTGGCTCCCGTGGACTCGCTGAATGTCCCCTCCGTGCCCTGGGTGAATGCCGAACCACCACGACAGCATGGTACCAGCAGGATCCCCGCATTATTAGGGATATACGGAAGCAGTTTTTTGGCAATATGTAAGCCCTGTCCGACACAGCCGTACTGCCCTTTGCTCAGGTCAGCCCGGGGATGGTTAATCGTACTCATATCCTGAACATCATGCAGACAATGGTCAGCAGGAATGATGTCGTTAAATACGCATACTTCACCACCGGGAGTCACTGTGTTACGACGGGCCAGTTGCTTAATGCGCGGATGGGGCGCATCGTATGAATCCGGAAGCGGAAGCCCTTCACCGTAAGCCATGGCATTGGATTGCCCGGCCAGTACGATGACGTAGTACCACTCCGGCTCAGTTGCACCACTGACGACCACATCACCTTCTGCTGCAATCGCCTGCATCAGGGTATAAGGGGTTATGGCCACCGGACTACCAAACGGCTGCCAGCCCTCCTTCAGTTTTTGTGTCAGTCGTTTCGCAAGGTCTGACGGCGATGCCGCCCTGACCACGTCATAGTGTTTAAATGCCATGAATCCTCCCGGGCGGGATAATGTTGTGAGTCAGATAAGGAGCAGGCTGAAGTCCGGAAGTTACAGGACAATGGCAGAAGGGAGACTACAGCCCGCAATTCGAAAAAGACCGCGCAGTTGCGCAGAGTGATTACTATGGGGTATTATTCGCCAGCTGAAATATTACTTCACGTTTTATTGTTTATTCCTTGCCGCCCGCGTCTCCCAGCGCGGGCTTTTTTTGTCCATAAGAAAGCCCCTCCGGAGAGGGGCTAAAGCCGCGTATCTGTATCATCATGCACATGGTGCCGGGTGCCTCCCGGTGAGTTCAGCCCGGTGCCACTAAACCCGCGTCATTCTCGTTTTGATAATCAGAGATTATACCGTCACCAGTCGCCCCTCCGCTCAGGGGGATTCACCATGCGAAATTTTTTTAACAAATGCCCAGTCTGACAGGCAACTGTCAACTTACTGAATTGTGAGCAACATAGCATTTAACGGGGAACCTGTTTTCTGCAGTAAAAAGGCCCACCGGAGCGGATGGGCCTGGAAGGATAGCGGTCATGTGATGCCGGTTTCCCGGTAACTCAGCACCGGTATCTGAGTCAACGTTTTCTCTACTGGGTCATTTCCGATACGCCCTGCCTGCTGACAGGCTTTCATCACATCTGAAAATATAGCACCCTGACTGATACTGTAGTACCTAAGGTTCCAGAAACTGTGATGTATCCGGCACAGAAAAGCCCCTCCGGAGAGGGGCTGGAGAGTGGCGCTATGTGCCATTGCATGGTGCCGGGTGCCTCCCGGTGAATTCAGTACCAGCACCTGAATCCGCGATTATCCCATATACCTACTCGCTGATTGCCCCTCCGCACAGGGGGATTCACCATGCCAGTTTCTTTTAACAAACTCCCCGCAAACCAGACAACAGTCAACCGCCTGAATTGTGAGACATTTAAAAAAAAGCCCGCAAAAGCGAGCCAGGGAAAATAAGTGTGGCGCGTTGTACTGGATTCGAACCAGTGACCGATTGCTTAGAAGGCAATTGCTCTGTCCGGCTGAGCTAACAACGCAGGATACAGATAATGGACCGCCTTCGGGGACCCGAACTCCGCGCAACCAGCTTCGAAGGCTGGCGCTCTTTCCTGATGAGCTAATGGCGGTATGTGATGGTGGCCCTTGCTGGATTTGAACCAGCGACCTGGCGATTATGAGTCGCTCGCTCTCACCACTGAGCTAAAGGGCCGGAAGCAGAATAATAATGGTGCGTAATTAATTCTGCAATCTCATCCGTTTCAAACGATTAAATCCTGAACTTCCCTGACTGTCTGCTCAAAACGTCCGGTCTCCAGTTCAACGCCAATCGCACGACGCCCGAGCGCCAGTGCCGCTTTTACCGTTGAACCTGAGCCCATAAAAAAATCTGCAACCAGGTCTCCCGGACGACTGCTTGCGCTGATTATCTGCTGCAGCATTTCTGCCGGTTTTTCGCACGGATGTTTCCCGGGATAGAACTGCACCGGTTTATGCGTCCAGACATCGGTATACGGCACCTGCGCTGTCACGCCAAAATACCGCCGCAGTCGGCATTCACAACCACAAGCGTGTTTAACGTACTGCACAGCTTTTCAGACATAAAAAGGCCGCCTGATAGCAGCCTTTTCACATTAAAATTAAGTTTTTCTTTACTCTGTAGTATGGGAAATTAGCATTCCCTACTGGGTTTATACAACTAATCTGACGTCACACGCACCATTATACTTACTAAAGAAAAGTCATCATCAGGTCCGGCTCTCTCTATACGACGCAAAATACCATTAGAAAACTTCTGACTATTACTCATAGTATTTGATGTAAATCTGGGGCGTTTTTCCCAAACGTTATGAACTCCATCAGACATGATACACAGATGATACAACCCGTTAATACCAGGCAAATCTTTCCACGGGATAAAATCACAGTCGTATTCCATATCAACATTTGAGGCTATGGCAGTCGTTAAGATATTTTTTCCCGGTTTATTCTTCAAATCTCTGGGTTTAAAAATATTCTGATCAATTAACATCTGATGTCTGGTATCGTCCTTCGTCAATTGATATGCTTTCTTTTCTCCAATGCAATACAAGCGACAATCACCAATATGACCAATAATAATTCCGCTATCACAAACATAACAAAAGGTAAGTGTAGTAGCAGCTTTATCGAACTCATCATTAACTTCAGCTAACGACATAACTTTTCGCTTAACTTCAGCAAATACATTCGGAACTGCATCAAAAGATAAACTTGTCAATGCTGAAAGTTCAGCGATTGCCATGGATGAAGCATAACTGGCACCAGAGTATGAACCTACACCATCAGCTACGGCAAATAAGATGCCGTCTCCTACAATTTTTGGAGGAAGCAATGAATCTTCGTTGACCCTACCTGGTTCTTTTGGATACGAGAATGATGAAGTCGCTATCAGCTGAATCATGACTCACTCCTTAAAAAAGAATGCGCAAAATCAAACGCCACATCATCTATTGTCTGATATCTATCATCTTTATCCATCCTTGTGCACTTAGCTATGATAGGCTTTATTTTTTTATCATCTAAATTTAAGTCTTCAATTAACCGTCCCACAGCATAAACATCAGTCTTAACTGAATACTCTGCATTATATAAAATCTCGGGAGCCATATATCTTGTACTTCCCATACGGGTACCGATCTCGGTCAATTTAGTGGTATCCCCTTCGGGATTCGTATCTTTTACCAGACCAAAATCAGACACCTTGTATGTTCCGTCGCTAAATCGCAAAACATTAAAGGGTTTTATATCTCTGTGTAAATAGCCTTTGGCATGGATGTAAGCTACACCATCTAATACCATTTTCACTATTGAAATTTTTTGATCTGTTGTAAGAAGGTTGTTCGTTATTTCGTGCTCAAGATCACATTCTGCTTTATCCATAATGAACCATGGATTCTCAACAAACAAATCGCACAAATAAATAGGAACAATATTGCTATGTACGCAATGTGATTGATACACAACCTCCCTTTTAAAACGCCTTCTAAACTGCTCTATTTGCGCCAAAAGCTCTGGTTTTTCGGGTGCTAAAACCTTTCTAGCATAATCCCCGCATTCACCTTTATTGAGGTTGTAAACCTTAACGTGTTCAACAAAGCCAAATGCCCCTCTTCCAATCAACTGAATTCGTTTTATAAAGTAATTACCGTGCTGTTCTTCCATTAAGCTCACCGACCTAAATTGTAACAATATCCATATATTACAACTACAGATAAAAAGGTCCACAGAGTTAAGCAAAAAACCCGCACATTTGAGCGGGTTTATACACTTTACAGCAATATATCACATTTACATAAAATATATGCTATCTAATTGACTTTTGCAATATCTCGCTGCAAAAATGCCGCTTTTTGTTGAGATCTCCTTTTCACAGTGCAAATCAGAGATTCGGTATCGAGGTTCATAAAAATGTCGAGTATTTCACGCCAGTAGCTCACATAATTGTGGCTCCAGTTGTCAGGCTTAATCCCACACAGACGGGCAAGCTCCTGTTGCTGGTAGATATCATGTCCTATAACCCATCTCCTGACATCCTGTGCAGCCAGCCAGATTAATTTTTTCAGGCGTTCCTGTGTCTTCCCTGCAATTTTCCTGGTACCAGAGTGAGTCTTAAATTCTGTCCATGCCCACTGCGTTATCGCGATCTGATACTCCCAGCAAGTATTTCCGCTGTAACACCACAACAACCAGGCTTTATGATGTTCTTCAAGAGACAAAACAGCCCGCCGCCATGATGATGTAGAAAAAGCAACCTGACTGACCAGAGGAATTGACGTCCCCTTCGCCAGCGATTGTTTTCCCGGGATTGGTGGATTATCCCGCGTTATCATTTTTCCGGTCACTTCATCGCGGTACCGGATTTTTTTACGCCTGTAACGCCCTGTATCGAACATGGCATTCTCCTGCCAGGCTTCAAGCTGACCTTTTGTTGCCCCACTCAAATCAGCGGTGGCGATAATGAGCTGCTCACGCACAAACTGTAAATACTGGTTATTCATGCGCACTCCAGTTCTGTGATTTTTATCCCCAGCCGCCCACCAGGAACGAGCTGACCGCGCACAATATTGATTTCATCAAACTGCTCGTCGTCTATAAGTAGTCCGGCATGCGTCAGCGCATCCAGTGGTGCCTTCAGGATATTGTCCAGGTCGCGGCGGCGCTTATCCGGTGGCTCTGCAATCACCTTTATCGCCAGCCTTCCGGACAGGCTTAATTTCAGCCGCTGCTGGCGAACAATAAGCGCCACAGCCCGGCGATAACGCTTTCCCTCCTCCGAGATAAAATATGTGCTGCCACGGCGTCGCCAGTAAGTGTTCACCGTCGGCGGGTAAGGTAAAACCAAATCTATGAGCAT